TTTTAATTTCTCCAAGACGGGAACGTGCTGCAATAAATGTTTTCTTGCCAATTACTGGTTCAATTGCTTTAGAAAGCCCACCAAACATTTTTGGCTCTGTAGCAAGTATGCCAGTTTCTGGGTTTGCAACTTCTTTTAAGAATGCATCATATACTTCTTGGTGTTTTGGTTCCCTAGCAATTGCTTCATCAAAAGCAGAACTCCAACGTGCCCTTTGTTCAGTTGTATAAGTAGGTAATTTTCCATTTTCAATAAAATAACCTTGAATTATTTTACTTCCATCACCCAAATACCATAAATCATCTTTACGACCCGCAAAAGAAAGGCGTTCAAGCGCTGGGCCATAACCTTTATCGGCTAATAATAAATCACGAACAAATTCTGGGTCTTTAGTTTCTCTAATCAAATTTGGTAAACGTGGATTAAGGCTATATCTTTTATCAAAAAGAATACGCTTAATGTTAATTACGTTATCAGATTCTGCTAAGTCTTGAATATCTTGACCAAAAACAGTTTTAGAAAACATTGGGTCAGCACCATTAGTTTTTAGAAAATTAATATGAGAATCGGCAAGTTTTTCATAATTAACCATAGCGTTTATATCATCAACCGCTATCTTAGTACTTAAACCTGCTTTTTTTGTTCCCATCTTTATGAGAGCACCAGCGCCACTAAATGCTCTACTTATTGCTATATTTTTACCAAGAAAATCTGTAGTACCAGTTATCCATTTTCCAGCAGGATTATCTACAAAGTGTTTTTTTATACTTGCATCGTCCCATAAATCTACTTCTTTTAAATCAATCCCAGCCTGAGTTAATGCTAAGTGTTCAGCAATACCTATTGGGTTAAATGCTGATAACCAAGACTTAGATGCAGATTGACCAAGAGATACAAACTCACTTCGGTTCCAAGCATCTTTAACATCTGAAAATTGAAAACCTTCTCCATACTTTCCAGCATCATAAAGTGGTGAGTATTGGTCAGTTACTAAATTAAGAGTAGAAATTCCGCGAGCAATTGGACTAAAAACATATTTTTCTGCTTTCTCCGCAGCATATAAAACTGGGTCTGCTACTTTAGCAAGAGTTGCTGTTGTTGTTGACACACCAGCATTTTGAAGAGATTTTTGAAGTCCTTGTTCAGCAGCAATACCTGCTTGTGCTGCTAATTGTGGATTACCTTTGAATACGCTAGAAGTGCCAAGTCCTGTTACACCTGATTGTAAAAACCCTGATACTAAACCAAGAAGGGGGTCAGTAAGTGTTTTTCCAGTAAGTTTTACATTATCCCAAAATGACATTATTGAACCACCCCAACATTAAAGGTTGAAGGTCCGCCACCTTTTACATCTTCTCCAGTTAAGGCCATAATAAATATATCGCGGTCTTCTGTAGATTGCCAAGGAACCATTGATAAACAAATTGCAGTTGGGATATTGTCATATCCTAACGAATTTCCAAATTTGTCTAAATGGTCAAAAAAGTTATTCTCTGTCCATTTCATCCAATTACCTTTTGCTTAATAGCATTAACTAATTTTTTGTATGAATCAGGAGTTCCATTTAATCTTGTTACATTTATTAATTCTGGTAAATATCTTTTCATTAAATATAAACCTTCGGCCATATTTTGGTCTTCATTACTTTGTTGGCCTTGTAAAGTTTCACTACCGCGTCCTCTACCAACATCTACTCCATCAGATACTGGAAGTGAATCTTGAGTATCTCCATCTAATGGCGTTACATCTGCAAGTAAAGATGATGCTGGATTTTGAATAGGTGCTGCAGCCTTAATTGACCCCACAGCGGCATTACCTTCTACCCTTGAATCATTTAATGCTTTGTTTTCTCCATATTTAAAACCTGTGTAATCTCCATTAGTGCCATTTCCGCCCAGTAAATTAACATTAGCAGGATTGTATTGTGGTCCACCATTGGCACCGCCACGATTTTCTCCAGGCTTAGTTATTGCCATTATTCCTCCTACTTAGTAAATTGAGTTTTGATATTTGCGGTCCCGCCGCACCATACATTGTATTGAATTGCTACGTTAATTGCTTTCTTAGCCGCTGCAGTTGCTTTAGCGTGTGTCTTAGTTTAATTTCCATTGATACTAATGCACCAAGTGCTAATGCACCGCCCGAACCTATTCCGTAAAATCCTCTATCGTCTCGCATATATCCATAGTCATCACTAACTTGATATAATTTTCCATTAAAACAAATTAAAGCATCCCATCCAGAATCATCATCGTTCTTATTCTTTGGTGCTGGGTCATAACCTGCTTCAGTTAGGGTTTGTTTTATAGATGGCAATACTCTAATCATCATAAATCTATCTGCGTCTTGGGTCTTAATTACTTTAGGTGGTTGCCATAAGTTATTAAGAATATCTCCCGCTATAGCATCACCTGCTACTGCAACTAAATACTCACCAACTTTAACTATCTTGTCACAGCCTTTAGCAATATACGGTCTATCTGTATATGTAGTCATTGAGTCTGCTGCTAAAACTGCCCAACCCTTACCTTGAATACCAACAATTGCAGTCATAGTCCCCCACTTAATTAACTTCTAGTTACTACCCTTGCGTTACCTTTTCCACCTGATGTTAGGCTTGTAAGAATTGATTGAATGTCTGGTGGTGGAGTCGGTGCTTGCATTGGTGCACCTTGTTCTGATGGAAGAGCGCCTCCTGCTGGAGCACCAGAGGGAGCAGGGGACGTTTGCTCAACCATAGGATTAGAAACTCCAGCAGAAGGAACTGGTTGCTGCGGAGCGAAAGTGGCTTCAATTGCGTCTTCTAGTGCTTGACCCTTTTGACGAGCCTTGATAACCGCAGCAATCTTATTTACTATTCCAGATGCGTCTTGTCCACCTGCAACCATCTGAGGAATTGCTTGACTTAATGCTGTAAGAGAACCAAGAAGAGATGCTCTCATATTTTCAACTTCAATTTTCTCAAGTTCTTGTGTAACGTTAACAGTAAATGGCAACTCACGCATAGCCATATCTTTAGATATTAAACCGCCACCCAGTGCTTGTAACATAAAGATAAGACCCTGTGCTGGGTTAAGACCAGCAAGCATACCGTAACGAACATCAGCAGAGTAGTCACCCTTAATGTCTTTGGTTGGCTTGTAAGTAATTTCATATGGTGAACCAGAATCTACACCACGAATTGTTTTCTCTTCTGGGTAAATCATTTCATCAACTTCAAAACAAAGACCAATTACATCACGAAGTGCTGCAGCAAAGATTGCTTGTGCTGATTTAACTTGTGTATCAAAGGCTCCCATAAGAGCCTGTACACCCTGACCAGTAACTATAGATGCATCAATGTTTCCAGTTCTTGATTCTGGATAACGACTTCCTACTCTAAGTTCAGCATTAAGTAAGTTCTGTTCTGTAAATGCACCTTGAGGTAGAGTAAGTTCAACTCTACGAACACCCGCTGGGTTAGAGGTACGAATAACCGCATCTCCACCAAGTTGTAGTTCTTGTACATCTTGTGGAAGTACAATAGGTGCCTGTACTGATTTCTCCGCTGCTTCCATTGCCAATAAGGCGAAACGGTTGCGGAGTAACTGAATTCCTAATACATCATCAAACTGTCCACGCATCTCACCATCAATAGATGGTTTGCGAGCAACAACAACCATTAGTTTACCTAGTGGGTTATTGGCTTGAGATAAAATTAAATCTTGTTTTGCGGGTATGTAGATAATTGATTGGTCTTTATCGTAATACCGAATCATTTCTATCTGAGAATTTAAATCTTGTTTGTAACCTTGTCCACCTAATAATTGGTATTCGTGTTCTGGGAACTGGCTTACTAACTCGCCTAGGGTAAGTACATAACGTTTAGCAAATGCTACACAACGACCATAGCGGTCAAACTCTGGATAAGAACCAATTGGATTTTCTAAACGAATACGGGGTAGTTTTGCATCTTCATCTAATTCAATAATAAACGGAACAAAGCCGTAAGTTAAATACCAGTCTGCTCCTTGATACATTTGAACCGCAAGGTCAGAGTTAGAAAAATAATTACTAGCAATACGGGTACGTTTGTCAGCAAAAGTTCTAGCACGGTCAGATACTTGATTGGCTGCAGAACAGTTAACCGCAGGAAGGGGTGCCATAACCTCTGACAGGTCTCTGGCTACTATGTCAATAAAGTTTGCTACTACGTTAGCGTCTACGCCCTCTGGAAAAAAGTTAGGATATACCTCAGCAATTTTACCTCTACGCACAGCAAGAACGTCAAGGTTGCGACCATCACGCTCTGTGCTTCTATAGCGCAGTGATTGCACTCGCGCTGATATTTGCTCAATTGATAAAGCCATTATGTCCTAACGATAGAAAATTATTAGTAAGTTTTATTAACTTTGCTTACGGTTTTAGATTTTGCAATATTACCACCAGTTGCACGCCAAGAAATTGGAGTATTGGTTGGGTTATTATCAACAAAAGATTTTTTAAATCTTGCAATATCAGCGGTTGGATTCTGTTTATATTTTGCACCAACGGCAGCAATTAAACTAGGACCACTAGATATATCTTTTTTGGTCTCTGAAGTTTCTGAAATAGTCTGTACTGCTGATTTATATTTTTCTTTATTACTACCCGTTGCATCTGGGTTGATGAAAGATACATCTGGGCGCTTTTTGGCTGCCATTCTATTTCTCCTTTAGTGGTAGGTGTCAGCCCATTGCTCTGCAAAGGCATCATCTAAGTTAAGTGAACCACGTCTAGCAGTCTGTGCTTTAGTAGCCCAACGATTTGTTTGGTATTGTCCAACCTTGCTTGACCTTTGCATTAACTCGCGGATACGGATAATTGCAAACCATAGAGCCATCACACAGTCGGTTGGATTCTTTGTGTCGGGCTTCCAAGTAATTAGTTCTTGTACTAATGTCTTAAGACCTTCAGAGCCTTCATTGCTAGGTAGTTCAATTATGTTGTTATCTTGGAATCTACCATCTCTAGTAGAACCAAATAGGCTTGCCATAGAAGCAACGCCAAAGCCAACGTCCCACTTATTCTTACCAGTAAAGTGTGAGTTAAGTTGACAGCCGTGTGCGGCTAGATAGTTTCTTAAGACATCATCTAGGGCATAAGCCTTCTGATGGGCGTTGATTTCAATTCTTAGTTCTTGGGGTTTATACTTTTCAACCCACTCTTCAATTAAAGTTTGTATCTTGGCTGGGGTAGGCTCAGTCATATTGACACAATCTAAAACATATATCTTGCCGTCAGCACGGTTGTAGGAACAAACTACTGCTCCTGTCGCTCCCGCCATTGCTGGGTCGAGGCCAATAACTGTATATGTAGATTCACAATGTTTCGGATGTCCTGGGACTCCAGGCTTGAGAGGTCCTCTTTTTCGCATTCCATTAACGCTACCTGCGACACAGGTTGGAGAAAAGATTGAATTCTCTGTGACATCTTCTTGTTGGTAGACCATAGCCCAGACAGATGGGGCCACTTCAGAGCGTCTTGTAAATAGCGAGGCGCCATCCCATTTAGGGTACAAGCCCTCTTTTGTTTCTTCATCTTTTTCGCCCTCTGGTCTATCAGTCCAAGGCCATAAGGTTTTCCAATTGGCTGGGTTCTCATCAAATTCTAAAACTGCTGGTTGAGAGAAGTATGTGAAAGGAGACTTGCCTCCAGTCCATTGTCCACCATCTCTAATCATTTTATATAAATCAATTGAGGAGACACGGGTTCCTACTATAAGCAGTTTTCCGTGCCGCCCCAAACGTGTGATAACTTCTTTTTGAAGCCATTCAATTTGCTTTTCCCATTCGTGGGCATTTGAGTTCATCACAACGTCATCTAGGATAATCAGGTCTGCTCGTGCACCGTAAATCTGAGAGCCGAATCCTAAAGCCTGTACCGTAGGGTCCTTCTCACCAGAGTCTCTTCCAGTGCCTAGGTAAATCATATCTGCTGACCATTGAGTAGCATCAGCCTTATATCCTCCATTAGGACCGAAGGCGGTCTGGAGTTTAATAAAAGCGGGGTGGCTAAGACGAGTCTTAATCGCACCTAAGAATTTTCTAGCCATACCCTGAGTTTTAGAAACTATGATTACTCTTGAGTTAGGGTTGGTAACAATCTGATACAAGACGTAGTTAATCGTCAGGGTGGTAGACTTGGCGTGTTCAGGTGGCACATTAATTAGGATACGATTTGTGGCTGCCTGTTCGTAGGTCATAGCAGGGTGTAGCCAAGATGGCTCACGGCCTTCTATTAAATCTATCCAGTCAAGGTGGTGAGGAAATAACTTAGTATCTAAGAACTGCTCTGAGAAGTCAGGAAAGGTTATAGACTTTAAATCCCCTAAGTCAGCAATAACTCCCTTACCTTGAAGGCGGGCTTTATCGGCTCTTTCTTTAAAGGCGGGGTCATTCATAGACCATTGCCTAAAGGTAACATCATTGCGTCCAACGGATGCTAAGGCTGCCGTAATAGTAGAACCTTGTGCTAATTGTATTAAAACTTTTTCTTGGGCCTCGCCCTTTGGTATATTTTGTATCCCTGGCTTTCGTCCCATTAATCGTCCCTAATATCGGTCATATAACGCTAGGCGTTAAACGGCATAACTGTGGTCGTCTCCTACTTCGTAGGTTAAATATTTATATATTATATTCAACGAACGAGGAGCCCAAAGTGACGAGTTCGTTGGAACTCTGTAGTTTGAACTACTATATAAGATAACCTGTTCGAAGGGCTAAAACCGAACAATCAGATTGAATATATTTTTTATAATGTCTGATTTGTGGCACTTTGTGCCTATATAGCGGGGGATATAACAGCAATTTTTTGTTGGACTATATATACATATAACTGACCGCTGTTAACAAACCCCCCCTCAAAGTTCGCCTTCGGCTCCTTTTCGGGTGGCATCTCCTCCGCTTTTTTCCTTTAAAGACTTAAGACATAACTAGTTAATAAATAATTAGAGATATAAACAGATTTTCGGGGCAAAGAAAAAGAATTAAATTGTAAACGGGGCAGATGACTATCTCCCCGCCCCTTCTCCCCCCTCGTATATTCAATCCACAGAGGGCGAGCCGTCTCACATATTGAGACAGGCTCTCAGGTAGTTCTCAGCAAATCGTTATCAAATCGTTATCAAATTATGCCCTTTTACTATTGACACGCTCCCCGCCCCGTGCAAT